GACCCGCCCCCACTGCACCACCACGAGCACGTCCAGGCCGCCGCGGACGCGGCCACGATGGTCACCTCGACCACCCCGGCGCTCCAGGCCCAGTACGCCCGGCACGGCCGCGGCGCCATCCTCGACAACTACGTCTGCGGAAGCGATCTTGACATCCCGCACGACGACAGCGACACCATCGGCTGGGCCGGCGACACCAAGACCCGCGCCGACGACTGGCAGGTGGTGGGCGACGCCCTCCGGAAGATGATCAACGAGGGCAACACCTTCTTTGTGGTCGGCGCGGAGGGCAACCTCGGGGAGCAGTTGAAGCTCCCCTTCGAGCCCAGCTACACCGGATACGTCCACGTCACCAAGTTCACGACCGCAATGTCCCGGTTCGGCATCGGGATGGCGCCCCTGTTCCCTTCGCGCTTCAACGAAGCCAAGTCCAGGCTCAAGCCGATCCAGATGGCCGCCGTCGGCATGCCTTGGGTGGGCTCCCCGTCGTACGCCTACCGGCGCTTCCACGAGGAGTCCGGCACGGGTATATTGGCGTCCAATCCGCAGGAGTGGTACCAGGCCCTGAAGCGCCTGGTCAACGAGCCCAACCTGCGCATGGAGATGGGAGCACAGGGGCGTGAGTACATGAAGACACAGACGATCGAAGCCAACGCGTGGCGTTGGTGGGAGGCGTGGACCGAGGCGCTGAAGCTGGAGCGCGGATGAGACTGCAACCTGATCCCGAAGACGTGCTAGCCGTCCTGCTGAGGAACGACACCGACTCCGGCGCCGCCGATATCCGCGGCTACCTCAAGGCCCTGCTCGCCACGCTCTACCGCGAAGATTCGGACTTCAGCGGGAAGCGCCCGTTCGGCAACTCGGGCTGGAAGTATGACCTCTACATCGCGCTCGGGCTCGCCGGGATGATCAACATTACGTTCGATGAGGACGACTACATCGACACACTGGAGTCCGCGGAGATGGACTACGCCGACGAACTGATCTACGCAGCGATCGATGCCCTATGAGACTGGCGGTCATCACCACGAAGGGCACCCGCCAGAGTCTCGTAGCCTGCTACACCGCCATCGCCACCCAGACCGATGAGGTATTCATTGTCCACAATGGCATGAACAGCGATGGCGTCCTTCAGATGCGCGAAGCCGGCGCCATCGTCATGCCCTACCTCTTCGACTGGAATCACTTCAACCTGTCGAAGGCGTGGAATCAGGGCATTCGCGCTGCGGGCGCGGTCGCCCGCGGGCGCGGTCACAAGGAGTGGTTCACCGCGGTCCTGAACGATGACGCCATCGTGCCCGACGGCTGGATGGATGCGGTGGTGCGCGACATGGAGATGCAGGGCGCCCACGCCGGTTCCTCTGGCTGCCACCACCCCGGCGGCTCGTTCCGCCAGTCCACGCCCATCATGCACACCGACACCATGCGCGGCTGGGCCTTCGTGCTGCGCGGCTCCTCGGGCATCACGGCCGATCCGCAGTTCGTCTGGTGGTACGGCGACAACGACATCGCGTGCCAGGCGGCCAAGGCGGGCGGCCTGTCTCGGGTGCAAGGCTGGCCGGTCCCCAACCTGGCTGAGAACGAGTCCATGATCCAGTCAGAATGGCTGCTGGAGCAAGCCACCGAGGACCGGTCGCGCTTCGAGGAGAAGTGGGGGTTCCTGCCGTGGTGATGGACAAGCACGAGTTTCTACGGCTGATGCACAACCTCATCCGACCCGAGATCTACCTCGAAATCGGCGTCCAATATGGTCAGTCCCTTCGGCTCGCGAAGTTCTCGCGCGTCGCCATCGGAATCGACCCAAACCCTCAGGTAACCGAGGCCCCCAGCAACATGCGTCTCTATGAGATGCACTCGTCTGAGTTCTACGACCGGGAACTGTGGACCGAGAACGAGCCAGCGGGCCTCGCGTTCATCGACGGATCGCACCTGTTCGAAGACGCCGTCGACGACTTCGATCTGGTTCTCAATTCGACCGACCGCGACTCGGTGGCTGTATTTGATGACGTACTTCCCCGGAACGAGGTGGAGGCTAGCCGCACTCCCAACCTGAACGTGTGGGCGGGAGACGTCTGGCGTCTGCACCCATACCTCACCGCGCGCCACCCACGCACCACGTTCGTCCTGGTTGATGTTGAGCCGACAGGCGTGATGGTCGCGTACGACCTCAACTGGTCCCATGATCGTCACATCTACGAGTATGCCAACGATCCTGTGCCCGAATCCGTCCTGACGCGCAAGCACGCCGTGAGCGGAATGACCGCGCTCACCATGGTTTCCGAGTGGATCGACGCGAAGTGGTGAAGCCCTCGGTCACAGTTGTCATCCCCGTCCACCCCATGCGCATACGCAACGGCCTACTGCGCCGTGCCACCGACTCGGTTTGGGCGCAGACGTGCCTGCCGGACGCGCTTGTTGTGGTCGTGGACTGCGAAGGTCAGGGGGCGGCGCGGACCAGGCAACGCGGGCTCGACCAGGTGACCACCGAGTACGTCACGTTCTTCGACAGTGACGACAAAATGAAGCCCCAGCACCTTCAGCGCCTCCTCCAGGTCATCGAAGACGCTGGCGCCTCGTACGTCTACTCCTGGTTCGAACCCGTCGGATTCGGCCGCGATCCGCTCGGGCACTTCGGCAAGCCCTTCGACCCCCACAACCCTCACCATACGACCACCGTCGTCATGTGCGAGACGGCCGTGGCCAAGGAGGTCGGCTTCACGGCGCCCGAGCCGGGCGCGAAGACGGGCAACGAAGACTGGCTGTTCACCGTCGGCTACTGCCGGCTCGCGGTCGAGCGCGGGCTCAAGATGGTCCACCTGCCCGAGCGGACCTGGGAGTACCACCTCCACACGGCCAACACGTCGGGCATGCCCAACCGCGGAGATGCGCTCAGCGTGCCGCGTTAACTCACAAATCGGGCGTAGCCTGTGAATCATGGCGCTACCCGTCCATGACGTGACTATGCCGATCTCGCTGTCGGGGCAGTCCAATGGCAAGCTCGCCGCTGACCGCCTGGTCGACACCGCCGGGCAGGCCGGCGGCCCCATCGTGCGCCTGTGCCGGCCCGCTTACCGGGCCTGGAGGGCCATGTGCGCCGCGGCGAAGTCCGCCGGGCACATCTTCAAGGCCGTGTCCTACTACGACTCGTACCGCCCGTACAGCGTGCAGGAAACCATCTTCAAGCAGCGCTACCGGCGCGTGGGCTACGAGACGGCGATCTGGTGGGACGGCTCCTACTGGGTGCACCACACGGGCGCTGTCGCGGCCATCCCTGGCACGTCAAACCATGGCTGGGCGTTGGCCGTCGACATCGGCGAGGAGAAGGACGGCGACTCGGGCACCGAATCCATCGATCAGGGCTCGGTCGACTGGCTGGTGCGCAACGCATGGCGTTACGGCTTCTCGGCTGAGGTGCAGTCCGAGCCCTGGCACTGGCGCTACTACGCAGGAGACGACGTACCGCAAGCGGTGCTCGATTACGAAGGAGGAGAAGTGGCCGGATACGGCTTCGCAACACAGGAGCAGGCGAACGACGTATGGCGTCGCACAGGCAGCATGCAGCGGATCTTGACAGACGACGTGGTTCCGCGGCTGGAAGCGATCAAGCAGCAGTTGGTGCTCCAGCTCGCGATCCTGGAGGAAATCAGGACAACCGTGGAGGCCATCGAGCCTGGAGAGGGCGGATCGTTCCCGGCCTTCCCGTGGACGGTGACGTTCGAAGGCAATGGGACCGTTACGTCCTAAAACGGCGCGTCTGGGCGACGACGCGAAGTTCGGCAAATTTCGCACTAGGACGTGAAATGTCTGCACTTTCTGCCAAGATCGAAGACATGAAGAACCTATCGTGGCCCATGGCGCTGGTGCTCAGCCTCGTGGTGGTCGTGATCGGCACTTTGGCCTTTGTGGGCAAGGATGTGCGGACCGTCTCGGACGCGATTCTCTTCATCCTGGTGGCTCTCGGGTACGCCGAACTGCGCGAGATCAAGTCCAACACCAACGGCAACAACACCAAGATGCTCGAAGAGCTGGCAGAGTACCGCCGGCAGGCCGCCCGGCTCACCGACAAGGCCCTGGAGTCCGCGCCCCTCGTGCCTCCGGAGGCGAAGTGACCACGACCAGGACCTATTCCTGGACGCTCAAGCCGCCCGAGGAGCAGCTCGACGACTTCAGCCGGCGCGCTCGCAAGGTGCTCGCGTGGGCGTGCGAGGGCGACACCCGCATCTCGTGCCAGGGCGTGACCGGCGAGGCGTTCGGCGTCGTCGAGATCTCGTTTGCCGTCACGGGCAGGGACCTGTGGGCGACCGGGCAGATCTCGCAGGACCTCATCAACACGGTCACGATGCGCCTGAAGAACCCCGCCGACATCGACTTCACCCGCGAGCGCCCGCCTGTGCACGGCAACCGCGGCTACGGCTACGGGCGCTCCAAGCGGATCAACGGGACGTACGGCGCCGGGGAGCGGGCGTTTGATCCGACCCGGCTACTGGTCCCCGACGACGCCGCTCGTGATGCTCCGCCTCCGCCAGAGACTGAGCCTCCGACATCGGCGTAGACACCCGCCCGCACGAGCAGCCCCAATACCAAAGCCCGCCCTCGCCGTTGACGACGGGGCGGGCTACGGTCATGTGTCCCCAGTTTGGTTTCCGGTACGCCACTCACCAGTAGTACCACTTGGCGCAGCTACGTGCTTGGTGACCGAGGAGCACCTCCTCGACGTCTCCGTTGGCGCGGTAGTCCTTCAGCGCGCGGCGGGCGTATGCACGCTCGCGTGTGCGCTCGGGGTTGTGCCAGACGCGCTCGATGTACCAACGGGGTGGCGGGGTAGGGCAGCAGAAACGGTGACCAGTTGGGTAATCGGGCTCCCACATGCACTGATCGCTCTTGCGGCGCCAGTGCTGGTTGTCCCAGGCTCGATAGGTTTTGAGAACGGGCTCAGCCGGCAGATTGCAGGGCCGGTCCTGGCGAATCAGCCAGGTTTTGAGGTATCCGAAGTCTCGGCAGTAGTGGACCTGCTCCCACTTGGTGGCGATAACCCACCACGGTTTGTCTTTGGTCGTTCTCGACATGGCACCCTTTCGGGCGCGGACCATCCGCGCTTACCTGTGCGTCATGTCGATCACCTCCCTCAGTAGTAGGCGCGGCGGTACATCGCCCGCTGCTTCTCCATCTCGGCGGCACGCTTGGCCAGGAGCGCTTCGTTCTTCTTGCGATCCAGGATCTCCAGCACCTCCTGCTTGTGCTCGTACGAGAGCAGCTCGGGGGCCGTCTTATACAGCTCCAGGATGGCTGTCTCGTGCGCGAGCTTCTTCTCGCGCTCAAGCCGGCGGTTGCGGGCCACCTTCGGCTCCCGGAACAGGGTGCTGGACAGCGCCCGCCGGATCGCCTTGTAGGCCAGGAGCCCAAGCAGGTAAAGCACCACGCCGGGCCACACGAGTCCCCAGAGGCCGCAGAATTGCCAGCTCGGCTCGTCTTCCGTCTTCGCGGCCTTGACGTAGGCGATCCGCGTCATCACGAGCAGCCCGATCAGGTACAGAGCGATCAGCAAGGTCACCATGGGAACATCCAGTTGAATACGTCGCGGGTGTGCTTGGCGTCGTCGAGCGCGTGGTGACGCGCCCCGACCTGTACCGGCCGCGCTCCGCGGCCAGTGTCCTTGGCCATCTTCGTGAAGATCTCGACCGATGGCTGGAGTACCTGCTGAATGTCGTAGATCAGCATGGGCAACGGCGGGCGGTGATCGTTGAAGGTGCCGAAAAGCTGGCTCAGGACAACGTAATCGAAGCCCGAGTACGAGCCCCAGATCTCCGGCTCGCCCTCCTGCACGAGGAACTGGTAGACCTCCTCGCGGAGCCCGTCCTCGCCCTCGACGCGCTTCACGAAGGCGATGTCTTCGTGCTCGTGGTCCCAGTCCGCCACACCGATCGCGCCGACCTCGCTGGCGGGGATCAGAGGCAGGGTGGGCCAGATGTTCTGACGCATCCAGCCGTCCCGGACCATCGGTCCGAGCGGGGCGTCCACGTTGATGCCGTAGTACTCGCGACCATCCTCAGCCACAATGCCAATCGAGATGAGATCGATCGGGTGGCCTGCGCCGCGGTTCAGGAATTCGGTGTCCAACCAGTACTTCATTTCCGTCTCCCCCTTCGGAGTACTGCGATCCAGATGGCGGTCATGACACCTACGGCGGTAAACACCACCGCCAACTGGAGCAGCTTGTCGTTGACGCCCATCAGTCTTTCTCGCTCAGGATTCCCATGACCGCGAAGCCGGCGCAGATGAGCAGAATGATCAACCAGAGCCACATCATCGCTTCGCCTTCGCGCAGTCGGGACAGAGGTCGAGCATCTCGGTTTCGAGATGAACGAAGCCGTCGGATTTGGCGGCCTTGCGAGCCTCGACAACCGAGTGGGCCTTGATGAGCTGACCGTGCTCGTTTACGGGGACCGCGCCGCAGTCGTCACACTCGACCCAAACCCCACGGCGGGAGGTCATCGCTGGCCTGTGTGAACCTGTGTGCCCTGCGGAGCGATCACGATGGTGCACTGCCCGGCCGCGGCGCACGCCTTGGCCTTCTCCAGCTCCAGCTTCGCGATCTCAAGCTGAAGCCACACCTCGTTGGAGTAGAGCGACTGCTGCGCCTGCGCCGCACGCACCCGGCCCTCAGCTTCCGCGACCTGCGCGGCGGCGTTCTCCAGGGCCTTCTGCTTGTTGTTGCGCGCCTCCTGGATGCCGGCGTCGGTGTAGTCGATGTCCTTCACGAGGATCTGCACAGGCGGGCAGTCCGGCGATCCCCGGCGGAACGTGGGGCCGCAGAAGTAGTCCCCGCCGGTCAGGCGCTTCAGCTCAACCGCAAATTCAGCGGAGATCCGCTCCTGCACCTCGGCGAGGACGGTGCCGGCGACGAGAGCGTCCGCGCTGTAGTTGCGGATCACCGAGCGGGAAGCCTTCTCCAAGGCCGGGACGACCGTGTTGAGCAGCATCACGCGCCAGCCGTCGTCGGTGTCGGCCTGGTAGCGGCGGCCCATGTTCTCCCACCACTGCACGACCGGCGAGTTCGCGTCCGTGCAGGTCGTGTTGAGCGCCATGTTGGTCTGCGACCACACGTTCACCTGGACGCCCGACGGCTGGTTCGGCTCGGGCTTGCTGGCCACAGTGACGGGCACATTGGTGTCGCCGTCCTGGGGGGCGATGTTCCACGTGCGCAGGTTGTCGGGGAGCCAGACGATGGAGTTGTTGGCGATCCAGTCGTCGGACGTACCAGGGTCCACGCAGTGATCGAACTTGAAGCCGTCGACTTGGCCTTCGGCGTAGTAGAGCCCGATGGCGTCGGGCGGGGCGATTTCGGAACAGGCGGTGGTCGACACGAGTCCCACGACGGCGAGCGCCGCGAGGAGGGCCTTCTTCCAGCTCACTTCTTCTTCTCCAATTCGTAGACGTTGGCCCGCCATTCGCGGACCTGCTGGTGGTGCTCGGGGGTGAGGAATGTTGCCTGGACGTCGAACTGGGTCGGCGGGCGGGTCATCTCCTCAAACAGCCCTTCCGCCGTTGCTACCAGCTCTTCCCGGCGCCGCGTCTTCATGACCGACTCGCCGGTGACGTGCTGGTACGTCTTGCGCTTGCCCATGGCGAAGCCCGCCTGATAGGCCAGCCAGTACAGGACGGCCAGGCCGCCGACTGCGAGCAGCATTCCGAGCGCGTAGAAGATGACGCGTCCCATCAGGAGCCCTCCTTCTTGAACCACTTCTCGGGGTCGTCATCCGCGGACACCATCTCGTCCACGAGAGCCTTGGCGCGCTCGCGCGCCTTGGGCCACGCCGTGTTCATGAGGAACCGCATCAGGTGGTCGTAGGTGCAGTTGGCCTGGATGTAGCGGTAGGCCATGTCTGCGTGAGCCTGGCTGAGGGCCATGACGGGAGCGCCTTCGCCGTCCCCGCCGTCCCCCATCCAGGTCACCAAGTGGATGTTGGCGAGCTGCTCGATGAGCTGCTTCTCCACGTTCGCGAGGTGCGCGTCCGTGATCTGCTC